GGTCTGTTCGCGTCCTCGGTAAAAACGCACAGTTTTAATCAAAAAACCAAACTCTAAACCTTTCCCAGTATGATCTCCCACCACGAAGTCCTTTCGATCCCTGTCTGGGATCTGAAACCCTACGAAAACAATGCCCGGACTCATTCCCCGGAGCAAGTCGAACAGCTCACGAAAAGCATCAAGCAGTTCGGGTTTAACAACCCCATTCTAGTCCAAGACGATTTAACTGTCGTCGCTGGTCACGGTCGCCTTCTTGCGGCGAAGAAATTAGGGCTGGAGAAAGTCCCGGTGATCAAGCTCAAGCACCTCACCAAAGAACAGGTGAAGGCCTACGTCCTCGCGGACAACAAGCTGGCCCTGAACGCCGGGTGGGATGACGAGATCCTGAAGGCGGAACTGCTCGCGATCCAAGAAGCCGGGGAGGTTGACATGGAAGCCATCGGCTTCAGCGACGAAGAGATGAAGGCGCTTATCGATGGAGTAGAAGTCGAAGAAGAGGACAAGGACAAGGATCGCCCTGAGTATTCCAAGAAGATCGACACACCTGTCTACACGCCTAAGGGAGATAAGCCGGAGCTAGGCGCGCTCGTAGATCCTTCCAAGACGACCGACTTGCTACAGAAAATCGCTCTGTCTAACTGCACCCCGGATGAGAAGCACTTCCTCAACCTAGCGGCCCATCGTCATAACGTCTTCAACTATCATCTCATCGCCGAGTATTACTGCCATGCGACCCCGGAGATGCAGGACTTGATGGAGCAGTCCGCTCTGGTGGTCATCGACTTCAATAAGGCCATCGAGAATGGCTATGTCGTTCTGTCCGAGCGACTCCAGAAGATCTACGCCGACTCGTATCAGGAGGGAACCACCGATGATGAAGCATAAGGACTTCGCGGCGTTCATCCTCACGCACGGACGAGCCGGACGTGTGGACACCTTCAGGACTCTCCGCAAGTGTGGCTACACCGGAAGGATCGTGCTGGTCGTGGACGACAAGGACAAACAGCTCGGCGACTACAAGGAGGAGTTCGGCGATCAAGTCTACGTCTTCAGCAAGCAGAAGGCCATCGACATGACGGACGAGTGCGACAACTTCCAAGACAGGCGAGCAGTCGTCTACGCCCGGAACATCTGTTGGGACATCGCCCGGGATCTCGGCATCAAATACTTCTTCATGCTGGACGACGATTACAATGACTTTCGTCACAAGATGAATTCCAAGGGACAGTTCATCGACCGCAGTTGGATGCGGAACATGGACGCCGTGCTTGACGCAATGCTCGATTACTTCATCAGCACTCCGGCCGTCACGATGGCTATGGGTCAGGGCGGTGATTATGTCGGAGGCATTGACGGAAGTGCGTGGATCAAGCCGAAGCGAAAAGCGATGAACAGCTTCATCTGTGCTACTGACCGACCGTTTAAGTTTTTCGGTAGCACCAACGAAGACGTCAACGCATACGTCACTCTGGGGTCTCGCGGTGATCTTTTCCTGACTGTAATGAAGGTCGCTCTCCAGCAGAAGCAGACGCAATCAAACGCCGGAGGACTGACCGACATCTACAAGGCATTCGGCACTTATGTGAAGTCGTTCTACTCGGTGATGTGCCACCCTTCTTCCGTCAAGGTGTATTATCTGTCAGGAAGCAAATATGACAGAATTCACCACAGAGTCACTTGGAGGAATAGCGTCCCGGTCATCCTCTCGGAAGAATACAAGAAGCGTAGCTGATGCCTATCAGCCAGAAGACATTGGTGGAACGCTGGGAGCTTTCCCCGGGCCGGATTTCCCAGCTTGTGGCTGAAGGGATGCCTCTGGACAGCGTAGAGGAGGCGGAGAAGTGGCGCGCCAATCGACATCTCTCGACAGGGATCCCTCCTTCTGACTACAAGCTGGACGCTACACCTCCGCCGGAACAACCAGAGGAGGAGACTGAGGAGAAGGAAACCAAGACCGTCCTTGAAACCTTCGACTCGATTATCGAGCGACAGCGCATCCTCGTCCAGATCTCCCGCAACCAATACATCAAGGCGGTCAAGTCCGGGTCACCGCAACAGTCCCGGCTGTATGCTTCATACGACAAGACGGTCAACACGCTGACGAAGCTCAAGGCCGAGGCGGATCGCCTTGCTCTGATGAACCGGGAATACATCCGGGCCAACGACGCCACCGAAGCGATGCGTAAGCTCGCCGGGGACTTCGTTAACCGATTAGACAAACTCGCCCTCGATGTAGCCGAGGCATGTAACCCGGACAACCCGGCGAAGGCTGTAAAGGTTCTGGAAGCGTGGGCATTGCGCGTCCGGGCGGATCTCTCCAAGGATGAATAAGGACGAGCTGGTCAAGATTGGTCGCGGTGTCCTTCGTCCAGCATACTCCGGCGACCCGGTGGAGTGGCTGGAGGCGAACGTCCTAGCGATCCCTGACTCCCCGATGCCCGGGCCGTTCCGGGCGGAGCGAACGCCGTGGATCGCAGAGGCCTTACGCATCGCCGCAGATCCCGAGACGCGCTTGCTTACCGTCTTAGCGAGCATCCAATCAGGCAAGTCATTGCTGGCGCGCTTGTTCTCCTGCTACATCATCGCCAATCAACCCGGGCCGACTATGATCCTTCAGGCTACCGATGCCGAGGCAAAGGACTTTTCCATCCGCTATCTCCGCCCGGTCTGGAACAATTGTCCGCCTGTTAAGGCCAAGTTCAAGAACGACGACATGGAGAGATCTACGACTTCGGACTTTGACCGAATGACAATCTACTGCCGAGGCATCCACAACGAGACAAACCTCCAGCGCCTTTCCCTTCGATACGTCATCGCTGACGAGTGCTGGATGGCGCCGCAAGGCCACCTTGCCGAAGCGAGCGCGCGCGTGACTGCTTTCGGCTGGATGGGCAAGCGGATCATGATGTCACAGGGCGGTCAGGATGGGCAAGAGTTTCATCAGCTTCACGAACAGACGGACATGCGGGAGTGGAATATGTGCTGTCCGTCCTGCGGTCACCTTCAGCCTTGGTCGTGGGGTCAGGTCAAGTTCCCGGACGACGCTAAAGAGAGCGAGAGTTGGGATCTCATCCGGGTTTCACAAGGGACGACCTTTGAGTGCGTGTCATGCAAGGCGCGCTTGCCGGACACTAACGCGACCCGGCTTGAGGCCAACGCCAAGGGCAAGTTCGTTTCCACCAAAGCTTCCAGCAACACTAGTTACGTCGGACTCCATTGGAACAGCGTAGCGACTATGAGCTGGGGTGAGCTTGCGGTGATGATGATTAAGGCCAAGGAAGCCATCGAGGAGTACGGAGACGAAGAGCCGTTGAGGATCTTCATCCAGAAGCGTCTGGCAGAAAAGTTCGAAGAACAGCCGGACGAGATCAAGACCGAGGCCAAGCCCGGGGACTTCACCATGTCGGAAGATTGGGAGCATGAGGGAGGTTTCGTCAAGGGTCGCCCTACCGCCTACAATCACATCACCCCGGAACAGCGCGCCGAGCCGGACTTCGTGCGTATGAGGTTCATGGGCGTAGACGTCCAGAAGCGAGGGTTTTATTGGGTCATCCGGGGATGGTCTGGCGACGGAAGATCCCGGCTGATTGATTGCGGTTATTGCTTCAGCTGGTCACAGCTGGCGGACGCGCACAAGAAATATGGAGTCCACCCGGCGAACGTCTTCATCGACTCTGGCTATCAGCCGGACGAAGTGCTGGCGGCTTGTGCGTCTAATGGGTGGGTAGCGACCAGAGGTGACCAGCGCAACGAGTTCGCTTGGCGCGTGAAGACCCCGGCAGGACTCAAGACCGAGCTTCGCCCCTACTCCGCCCCGGTCGTCGAGGCGGTCGGGAACAAGAGGGTCAAGCGGTTCTACTTCTCCAACCTCCGACTGAAGGATGTCCTCGCCGCCCTTATCAAGCGGGGCAAGCACATGATCCCGAAGGACGTCTCCGACGAATACAAGGATCAGATGAAGTCCGAGAAGCGGACGATTGGGACGAACGGAAAACCCTTCTGGGAGGCCATCGCCAAGGACAATCACTTCTGGGATTGCGAGGTCATCCTGATCCTCCCGGCCTTGGCTTGGAAGCTGACGGGACGAGTGGATGACGTGATCTCCGAGAAGCCGTCCGGGGAAGATCTCCCGGTCGAGTCTTGACATCCCTAGGCGCGCGCCGAGACTAACCAAGCACCCTGTTAGCTCCGGGCATGGACTTTCTGGGCGGCACCCGTCCCCTCTGCAATATTTGTCATGGGACGGGCCATCTCTTTGACTGCCGCGTAGGGTCATGGCTCAGGCAACCGGGTGCTTCCTCATTCTCTCGCAAGCTCGCGTCGAAGCTATTGCGGACAAGGCCGCTTCGCTTTTGATGGAAGGCAAGACGATGATGACCTACACAGACTCAGGGACTTCCGTCAGCAAGACATTCCCTATGGACATCCAGACGACCCTCATCGAGTGTCGCTATGCACTCCAGATTAAGGATCCAGCTCAGTACGGATCTATCGACCGGGTGCGTGTTTACAATGGACTCTGGAACTTCCGAGGCCTTTAATCTGTCATGCCTAAGCAACTCACCAAGAAGCAAATCCAGAAAGCAGTCCGGGACGTCAAGGCCTACGCCAAGCGCAAAGGCCTGAAGGCGCGCGCCGATGGTTTCGGTGGTGGTGGCTCCGGGATCTTCTCTCAGTTTGAGGGTGCTAAGTATTCCAACAAGCGCCAATGGGTGAACACCCCTTGGCCGGCAGACCAGAAGAAGGTGATGACGGTTTTCGACCGTCAGGAGCTTACGCGCAAGATGCGCTGGCTCGCGGTCAACTCCGGCCTGATCCGGCAGATGATCTCCGACAATGTGGTCTACGCCATCGGCGACGGGATCCGCGGACAGGCCGCTTCAAAGGACGAAGTCTGGAATGAGGCGGCGGAGTATTACTTCAACGATTGGGCTAACAAGCCATGCGACATCACCGGGAGGTTTAACCTCTGGGAGTGCCAGCAGATCTCTTGCCGCAAGGTCGATGTGGACGGCGAGATGTTCATCCTCAAGACTTACTCTACGGACGGTGTCGCTAAGATCCAGCTCATCGAGTCCCACCGGGTCGGCACTTCGGTAGCCGCTACGGGCGCGCCGGACGGAATGTATGACGGCATCATGTTCAACAAATACGGGGCTGTCATCGGATACAACGTCATCCGTAGCGACGGCACGACCCGGCTCATCCCGTCGAACTCGATCATGCACTTGCACCACCCGGAGAACGTCTCAGGCGCGCGCGCCTATTCTCCGATGCAACACAGCATCAACAATCTGATCGACATTCTCGAGATCCTGTCGATGGAGAAGCTGGCGGTCAAGACGGCCTCGGACATCACCCGGACTATCACTCGCGAAAACCCTCAGTTCGACGGCACGACCGCCGACTTTGAGGCCTTCGGTATGCGTCCGCAGGATTACCCGAACGGAGTCTACGACAACCCGGAACAGGTCGGTTCGTTCATCGGCGGCAAGATCCTATCGCTCGCCCCGGGCGAGAAGCTTGAAAGCTTCCAGAGCCAGCGCCCTAATGCCACCTTCACCGGGTTCATCGAGCATCTCCAGAAGGACTCTGCCGCCGGAGTCCTCCCATATCAGTTTACTGCTGACCCCAACGGCATCGGTGGCGCCGCGATCCGGCTGGTCGTCTCTAAGGCGGAGCGACTTTTCGGTGCGCGCCAGCACATGTTTATGACGCGCTTCCTCACCCCGCTGTGGGGATACGTCATTGGCAATGCTATCGCCCGTGGCGACCTCCCTCCCAACGACGAGTGGAACAAGGTCAATTGGGTCACTCCTCGCCGGGTCACCGTTGACGCCGGACGAGAAGCCGCCGCCAACCAGAAGGACATCGCTATGGGACTCAAGACGCTCTCCGACCACTTCGCAGAGCAGGGCATGGATCCGCGCGAAGAGATCCGGCGCCGAGCTTCCGACGCGAAGCTCCTCAAGGACACCGCCGCCGAGTTCGGCATCCCGGTGTCTATGCTTTACCAGCCCTCAAACAATCCGGCGGACATCGACCTGACCATGGGCGACGCCACCAATTCTCAACCTCAAAAAACCTTCACTCCATTCCCCGAAGAACAGCCTACCGAATCCAATGCGTAATCTCTCCAAAGACTTCAAGGGCAAGCGCCCGATCCTAATCCAGCCTTCACAGGCCGAGGCCTACCTGAACCGCGTCAACGAGCTGGACGTCCCGCTCAACGCCAAGATGTCCGATATGGGCGAGATGCTCGCCGCGGTGTTCGGATACAAGGCGACGCTGGAAAAGTTCCCGCCCGTCGCGATCATCCCGGTCAAGGGTGTCATCGGCAAGAACCTTTCCGAGCTGGAGTCCCTTTGCGGATCCTGCGACATCAACGACGTCGAGGAAATGCTGGAGGAGTGCGAGCGCGACCCTTCGATCAAGACCATCATCCTCGACATCGACTCTCCCGGCGGCACTTCCGTCGGCGTCCCGGAGCTTGCGAACCGCATCAAGAACAGCTCCAAGGAAATCATCTCGTTCACCGAAAACGAGTGCTGTTCTGCGGCCTATTGGCTTGGCTCTCAGGCTTCCTCCTTCTACGCCACGCCTTCGTCCTCCGTAGGATCTATCGGCGTTTACATCGCTTTCCCGGATTACTCCGAGGCCTACAAGATGGAAGGCGTCAAGATGGACGTCATCAAGGCCGGAGCTTACAAGGGCGCGGGCATCCCCGGCACTTCCCTTGACGACTCCCAGCGTGAGATGCTCCAGAAGGAAGTCGAAGAGATCCACGCCGATTTCAAGGAAGCGGTGAAGTCTGTTCGCTCTTTCGTCGAGGACAGCTCGATGGAGGGTCAGACCTTCTCCGGCAAGAAAGGCGCCGAGGCCGGACTGGTCACCGCCCTGATCAATGGTTTTGACGAACTCGTCCAGAGCATCGACGCGAGCGTTCACGCCGTCATCGAAGCTGACGAAGAAAAGGAAGAACAGGAAGAAGACGGCGCGCTCGCCGGATCCGAAGGCATCAAGGCCAAGTCGTTCTCCGAGATCATGTCCGAAGCCGACTCTGCCATCTCCTCCTTCAAGGCGCGCTCCTCCGAGGAGGGCGAAGACGAAGAAGACGAAGATGAGGACGAAGAAAAGAAGTCCGAGGATGAAGACGAAGAGAAGAAGTCTGAGGACGAAGACGAAGAGAAGAAATCCGAAGGCGACGAAGACGACGAAAAGAAGTCTGAAGGCGACGAGGACGACGACAAAGATCCTAAGTCCGAGGAGAAGGAAGACGAAGACGAAGACAAGCCCAAGGGTGAAGGCGACGAAGACGGCGTGGAACCCCAGCCGGACGACGAAGAAGAACCCGAGGAAGGCAAGTCCAAGGAAGACGCCGAGGACGAAGACGACTCCGGCGATAAGGCTGTCGACACGGACTCCAAGCACAACAGCTCCGGGGTCAAGAAGAACCGCTCCAAGGGTGTTGCTTGACTCCCGCGTAGACTCAACTCAAACGACCGATGACCCTCGAAGAAACTCTCAAGGCGCTGAAGTCCGCCTTCACCTCTAAGTCCGGCGAGGCAGAAGCTGTGGCGAAAGAGAACACCGAACTGAAGGCCAAGGTCGCCGAGCTTTCGTCTGAGAAGGCCTCCGCCTCCAAGGATCTCAAGCTCGTCGCCCGGATGACCTCTGAGCGTGACAGCGCGCTCGCCAAGGTGGTCGAACTGACCAAGGCGCTCGCCGCCTCCGAGTCCGTTAAGAAGCAAGCCGTCGCTCAGATTGAGTCTGTCGGCAAGAAGTCTGCCGCGATCGCCGCCTCCGTCGGTGTCGTCCCGGTCGAGATCTCTGCCGCCGACTCCGCTACCGCGAAGTCCCCGGAGGAAGTCTGGGGCGAATACCTCGCTATCACCAACCCTGCCGAAAAGCTGGCGTTCTACAACAAGAACCGCCCCAGCATCGTCGCCCATCTGGGCATCAAGTAATTTCAACCCACCCCTCACTACCCAAATAACTCATGGCTAATAACGTCCTCAATCAGGGCTTGGCTCCTCAGTTCGTGGCCGCGGAAACCCTCCGCACCCTCGTCCCGGTTCTCGCCCCTCTCAACAAGATCGTGACCACCGACTTCAGCGCCTATGTCGCTGAAAAGGGTCAGGTCGTCCACACTCGCTTCGCGAACAAGTTCACGGCTAGCACCTATGTGCGCGCCAACGGCTTCGTCCCGGCCGACGCTAACGCTACCGACGTCGCGATCACGCTCGACTCCCACAAGTATGTCGCCGCCGCTTTCGACGACACCGAAGTCGCCACGATCTCGCTCGACATGCTCCGTCGCGTGTTCATCGCTCCGATGGCTAACGCTACCGTCAAGTCCCTGTTCGATGGCGTCCTCGCCCAGACGACCGTCGCGAACTACGCTGGCATCGCCTACACCGGCACCAAGGCCAACTTCAACCGCGTTGCCATCGCTGGCGCCGCGACCGCGATGACCAAGGCCAACCTTCCCCTGACTGACCGCTCGATCCTGCTCTCGCCGGACGCCTTCGGCCAGCTCCTTCAGGATGCCTCTGTCGCTCAGTACCTCTCCATCGGCGACACCTCGGTGATCCGCGACGGCAAGGTCGGTCGCCTCCACGGCATCGACATCTACGAATACAACGGTTTCGACGCCGCCCCGGCTGGTCAGAACCTCGCTGGTATCGCCTCCTGTCGCGAAGGCCACGTCCTCGTCACGCGCGTCCCTGCCGCCCCGACCACGGGTGGTGGCGAGCAGATCACCGTTCAGGATCCCGACAGCGGTTTCGCCTTCTCCCTCCGTAGCTGGTACGATTGGACCAAGGGTCTGTCGAACATCTCCGCTTCGTGGATCACGGGCGAGTCCGTCGGCAACCCGGACGCCGCCCTTCGCGTCGTCATCACCGACCTCTAAGCCGAAAGGCCAGAGGAAGGAAGCAGACCCCGGGCAACCGGGGTCTTTTGTTTGCGCGCCCCGTTTGACCCCTCTGGCTGGCCCGTGGCGCGCCTTTCCCGGGGGAGTCCTAGGCCTACCCCTCTTTGACTCCCGCGTAGGCCTATGGGAAGCATCCAAGACGAGTGGGCGGCGGACGCCGGGGAGATCCTCGCCGAGATCCCCAAGGCGGTCACAGTCCAAAAGGCCAACGGAGTCCCGGTCACCTTCGACGTCCTGATGGGAGATCCTATGGTTCAGCAGGATCTCGAAACGGGTGGCTTCCTCGACAGCGCCGCCTTCGACGTCAAGTTTCTCAAGGCCGACTGCTTGGTTCATCCCGGGGTGGTTATCTACGGCAACATCGTAAGCTTCAACAACAAGCAGTACCGTATCGTCGCCATCAACGACCGTCCTCCCTCCGCTTGGGTAATCGTCCGGGTTCAGACCAAGGTTGGCCCAGCCTAATCATGGCAATCAAGGTTTCAAGGCATGTCGAGGTTGACGTCTCAAACCTCACCGCGCACCTTCACGATTTCGCAAAGGTTCTTGGCAAGGATCTCGGGGAGGTCGTCCGGGATCAGGCCGGGTTGTTCTGTATGGATTTAGCCAAATACACCGGGCCGTTTAACAGTCCCGGCAAGGGTTTAGACTCTGGCGCCAAGAAGAAGGGAGAAGCGAACGTAAGGAAAGCCGTATTCAAGGTTTTCCAGCCTGTGGCGATGGCGACCAAGGAACAAGTGTCCGCTATCAATCGCTTCGACGTCTTTAAGCTGTGGACGAAGGCGCACGGAGATCAGACTATCGGCAAGTCAAAGATGCAAAAGTGGGAGTCATTCAAGCTGAAATACCCAGCCACAAAGGGAGTCCTTTTCATCGACGGCGGCGAGTCTACCGCCATGTCCAAGCTCCACAACAAGCACAGAACATACAACTCGAAGGGAGGACTTCAGCCATACGCCAAGAAAGCGAAGTCCGCTTTTGCCATCGTCCCCAAGGAGCGAGACATCGAGCGATACACGAAGCTCAAGATGAAGGACATCGGATCCCTGAAGTCTGGCTATTGGCATGCCGCCCAGAAGATCCGGGCGAAGGACGTCAAAGCTCCGGCTTGGGTTAAACACTCTCAGGGTCAATCCTACGCTATCGGCATTGACCAGATCATGCAAGTCATGCGCCCCGAGGTGACCGTAGGCAACAACGTAGGCCTCCGGGCCATGCCTCCCGGCTTGCTTAAAGCCGCTATCGGCTATCGAATGTATGCCATGCGCGTAAAGATGGCGGCGGAGCTTAACAAGCGCGCCGTCCCTTTGTGGTCTGCGAGCGCGTCTGGGCTTACCACTAACACTTCCAAATTCTTCTGAACATGACCACCTACGGCATCCGAACAATCACCGAACAGTCTCTCAAGGCTTGGTTCGCCGCAAACGCTTCTATGCTCCCGGGAGTCCAAGTGAACATCGGCCAGACGTATGACTTGCGAACCCTCCCGTCTGTGATCCTCTACGCCGAGAGCGCAACGTCCCACCCGGATCTTAACGCCCAGCCCCAAGGCAACTTCTCCCTGACCGTCAAGATCTACATCTATTCATCCGCTGACGACGCCGCTACCGAAGCCGAGGCGCTGACCTCCCACCGGGCGAGGGTTGAAAACGTCCAAGCCATCATGCAGGATCTCCCGGGACTGAAGGCCGCTTGGACTCAGGGTCAGCTTTACCACGCTTGGCTACAGTCGGACGAGGAGGCCGTGGCAGACCGCCGTTACGGCAACGAATTGACCTACGAGCTGGCGACTGTCTTTCCTCCGGCTTGACTCCCGCGTAGCATCAAGAACAAACCACTATGTCTCTCCCCCAGACTTTCGGTGTCCCGCACGTTTACGGCCTCTATGATACGGTCAATTTCCTGACCCTCCAGAGCGACGACATCGTCACGAAACCCGCCCTCGACGTCGAAGTTATGGACGAGACGGGTCGCGTCATTACTGACCGTCTTGACGACCGCCGCCTCGAGACGAGCTTGTCCGGCGTTTTGAAGCAAGGCGCGTCTATCCCCTTCCCGGGCGACACGATCACCTACTTCTCCGTCAGCTACATCATCAAAGAAATCTCTACTTCTGGCACTAACAACGGTTTCCGCAAGGTCACGATGAAGTGCGTCAAGTATCAGGAGATCGCTTCGTAAGCCCGAAAGGGCAACCCCGATGTCGAATCGGTGGATCAAGGCCGCTACCATCTTGTCGCCGACCATTAAGGTCTGTGGCAAGAAGCTGTTGCCCTTCTGCCTCCGGCACCGCATCGCGCTTGAGGCGATCGGATCTCCCGTCCTCGATACGGACAAGGAGATGACAGGCGCGCACATGGTCGCCGCCGTCCGCATCCTCTCCACGCACGACCTCGAAACCGTCCGCAAAAGTCCGACGATCGTCGAGAAGGCTTGGGCCTTCCGGGCAGACATGTCCCCGAAGCTCCTAATGAGCGAAATGGTGAACCTCCACCATTACCTAACGGCTCAATCGCTGTGGCCTCGTTTCTGGGTTAAAGAGGAAAAGTCCAGCTCCGGGGAGATCCCGTGGCCTCTTGCGGTAGTAGCTTCGCTCGTCCGCAACGGTTGCACCTTGGAGGAAGCTTGGACTATGCCGGAGTCAGAGGCCATCTGGTTGCACATCGCTAACTGTTCAGCCTCCGGCGCCGACGTCTCCGTGATCACGGACGAAGAGTGGAACGCCATGGAGAACTTCAAGAAACAGGAGAGTTGCAAAGCTAAGGAACAAGCCGAGAAACCTAACTAATGGCAGACGACGTAAAAGTTAAGTTCGGGGGTGACTTCTCCGATGTAGCCAAGGGCGCATCTGACGCCGGGAAGAAGGCCGGGACTGCTCTCGGCGATTGGTTCGGAGACTTCCGCAAGTCTCTCGCGACCCAGATTGCCGCCGGACTCGCCCTGACCGCTTTGGTCGGCAAGTTCATTTCTGCCGCCGCTGAGTCGTTGCAATACTTCCGCGAGATGGATCTCACGATGCGCCGACTAGGAAACACCTCAGTCGAGTTTCAGAAGCTTGCCAAGTTTGGCAAGGAGGCCGGGGTGTCGATGGAGAATGTTGCGCGCTCCCTTAATTTCTTCAACCTTTATTCCAAGCTCGCCGCCGAGGGGAACGCTACTCACGCGAACGCGCTTATTCGTCTTGGATTTACTCAGCGCGAAGTGACGACTCAAAACGCCACCGGGATGGAGGCCTTGATGAAGTTGGCCGACATGTATGACCGAACCGGGAACGAGACAATCATCACCGCGAAGGCGATGGAGATCTTCGGCATGCGAGGTAAGGATCTTATCCCAATCATCAAGTCTGGACGAGAGCAGATCCAAGAAATGACGAAGGACATGAAGGTGCTTTCGGCTCAAGCAATCAAGGAACTGTCGGCTACTCAGCTCCGCATTGAAAAGGCCAAGCGCCAGATGGAGACAACCTTCGTCACTAAGCCGCTTGAGTGGCTTGGTAATTGGTATGCCCACCGGGAAGGACGCGCTCTCGTTGATGAAGCCGGAGCCAACAGAAAGGCCGGAGGAGGAACGGTCGAGCAACAGGCAAGATCCCAAGCGGCACAGCTTGCAAGCGATGCGCCTGACATCGCCGCTTTAAAAGAGGCCGCAAAGTATGCCGCTGGGCAATCTAAGTTTGCCTTCAATGCGGAGGACAAGGAGTTCTACAAACGTCTGGCAGACAATCTCGAAAACATCATCAAGAAGAAAGAAGAGACTCCGCCGGAGAAAGCTCCTGCTATTACCGCACTCCTTCCAGCCGCCGCTATGGTGGCCTCGTCACTTCAGGAGATCGGTGGTGGTGACGTCAACTCTGTCCTCTCCGGCACTTACGCCAACGACATGCTGGAGCAAGCTCGCCGGACTGCCGAGAATACGGCGCGCATTGCCTCCCGTGGAGACAGTCCTCGCCCGACCCTCACGGTCACCAAATAAGATCCTATGCCCTACAAGTCCCCCACCAGAAAAGATTACGGCGACACGCTGGTCGCTCCCGGGATCGCCCAGCCGAGGATGACGATGAATATCGACGCTTACGGCGTCGCGCAGGGTCAGGCAATCTGGGCGTTGGACGCTCAAGACTCAAACATCTCTGCCGCAATCGCGATCTTCCAGAACGGTCACACATATCCGTCCAACTTCGGGTTTCCGATGACGTCATACAAATACTCTTACGCCTTCGACAAGGGCGGTATCTGTATGCTGACTGCGGATTACATGGGGATCGTGGGTAACGCTTACTCTCAAGCTCAGATCACCGGGGTTTCCACTTGCTCATCTCAGCCTATCGAGACGCATCCTAATTTCACGAAGATCACCCGGTCGGACATCTCGTCTAACATTCTCGCCGGAGTCCCCAGCAATCCCAAAAATCAAGCGATCTTCCGTCAGGTCGAAGGAACGGCTCA